GAAAGAAGATAAACTCCTTGTTCAACGCCTACTTGGCACTTTGAAACTCAATCTTGACAATGAAACGACCAAGCGTGCTGCTCAAAAAGTGCGTGCGGCTCCGTTCGCGATCCTCGTGCATGGCAAGTCTAGTGTAGGCAAGTCGTCCTTTGTGGACATTTGCTTCAAACACTATGGCAAAGTACGTGGTCTGTCAACAGATTCGGAGTATCGTTATGTGCGGAACCCTGCCGAGCAATTCTGGTCCGGTTACGACACATCTAAATGGTGCATCGTGCTCGATGACATTGGTTTTTTGTCCCCGAGTCTTGGCACACTAGACCCGTCTCTGCAGGAGTTATTGTATGTTCAGAATAACACACCATACGTTCCTGCACAAGCAGAATTGTGCGACAAAGGTCGTACTCCTGTTATGGCGGAATTGGTTATTGGAACCACGAATACACAGCACTTGAATGTGCATGCGTATTTTTCGTGTCCACTGGCCGTTCAACGTCGTTTCCCCTACGTTCTAACGATAGAACCGAAGGCGGAATATCAAACGGATGACCGTCCAGGAATGCTTGCGTCACATTTGCGTCCGGAATCAACACCCGGCGCTTATGATGATCTTTGGATCATTCACGTGAGGCGTGTGGTGCCCATTGATAAACCTGGCGTAGAGCAAGGGAGATTGGAGCATGTGGCAACTTTCACCACAATGCTTACCTTTCTTCCGTGGTTTAATAGCCAGATTTTGGAACACCACCGCATCCAGGAGATCGTTCGCGAAAGTCTGGAACATGCTGGTGATGTAAAAGTCTGTGCTTGCAATATGCCTATGAAATGGTGTACGTGTGCCGAAGTGCAATCTTTGGAACACGATTTGTTCGGTGAAAGAGAGGCTAATGCCGATCTGCATGCCGTCTATCAAAGTACACTTTTGGCAGAACAAGAGTACAATGGCACGGAGTTGACTGCTCAAAATCTCTTCTGGAGTTCGAGCTTTGTCACCCAGTGTGTCATGTTGTGGTACA